GAAATCTTCAAGGCCGGTCGCCGCACCCCGCTGAAGGGTGCGGCGATCGATTTCAGCGAGGCCGACCTCGCCGCATCGGCGGCGGCTTATGACCCGGCGCTGCACGAGGCGCCGCTGGTGATCGGCCACCCGGCGCTGGACGCTCCCGCCTATGGCTGGGTCGGCGCCCTGGTCGCGGAGGGCGCGTCGCTGTTCGCCGAACCGCGTCAGGTCGATCCGGCGTTCGCCGAGTGGGTTGCCGCCGGTCGGTACAAGAAGCTGTCGGCCAGCTTCTACCCGCCCGACAGCGCCGCGAACCCGGTGCCGGGCACCTATTACCTCCGCCATGTCGGTTTCCTCGGTGCCATGCCGCCCTCGGTCAAGGGGCTGTCGCCGGTGTCTTTCGGCGATGATGATCGCGCCATCACGATCGAGTTTGGCGACGCCGGCGCCGGTCCCAGTTCATGGGTCGTGCGCTCGATCGCCGATCTGTTCCGCGCGGTCCGCGACACGCTCGTCGAGGCGAAAGGCGTCGAGGCCGCCGACAAGACAATGCCGACCTGGAAGATCGATGAGATCACAGCCGAGGCCGCGCGCATCGATGCCGCGACCATGCCGGCATCCCCCGCATTCTCCGAAGTCAACCAAGCGCCAAAGGAGCCCAACTCCGTGACCACATCAATGCCGGCGCCGCCGGTCAACCTTGCCGACCTGGAAGCGCGCGAGAAGAAGCTCGCCGCCGACATGGCCGCCTTCGCCGAGCGCCAGGCCGTCGTCCGCCGCGCCGACATCGCCCAGTTCGTCGATGACCAGGTCAAAGCCGCTCGGCTGCCCGCCGGCACCCGCGAGGCCATCATCGACTTCGCCTCCCGGCTCGATGTCGGCGACACGATCGAGTTCTCCGAGGTCGGCGGCGCGAAGGTCGGTCGCACCATGCTCGATCAGTTCAAGGCCCTGGTCTCCGGCCTGCCGGCCGCCGTCGAGTTCGGCGAGCGCGCGGCGCCCGGCACCGGCCCCGCCAGCGAGACCGCCAGCGACGCCCAGGCGCTGACGCGCAAGGCCGATGCCTATGTCGCCCAGCAGCGCGCCGCCGGCGTCGAGGTGTCGTTCGCCGAGGCCGTCCGCGCCGTCGCCGGGGAGGAGGTCTGATGACCGCGCTCCTGACCAAGACCTACGCCGCGACGGCGGATGTGGCGCCTTACCGGATCGTCAAGTTCTCCGCCGACTACGAGGTCGCCCAGGCCACCAGCGACGACGACGCGTCGATCGGCGTCGCGGATGGACGCGGCCGGATCGGCAACGACCGGTGCGACGTGCATCGCGCCGGTCTGGTTGATGTCGAGTACGGCGGCGTCGTCACGCGCGCCGCGCCCCTGACCTCCGACGCCAGCGGGCGCGCGATCGTCGCGGCGCCGGCGGCTGGCACCACGTCGCGCGTCATCGGCTTCGCGGAAGTCGCCGGCGTCGAGGGCGACATCGGCCGGCTGATGATCCAACTCGGCCAGATCACCACCCCGGCCGCCTAAGCGAGGACAGCAGCATGACTTTCAAGACCGAGAACTTCCCCGTGTCGCCGGCGTTGACGGCGATCGCGGTGCGCTACTCCAATCCGGCGACCTCGCTAATCGCCGACGAGGTGCTGCCCTACATCCCGCCGGTCGGGACGCTGGAGTTCAAGTACTTCGAATACGACATGGCCGAGGCGTTCACCCTGCCGGACACCAAGGTCGGCGCGAAAAGCCAGCCCAACGAGGTCGAGTTCTCGGCGGTCGAGCGCACGGCGTCGTGCCAGGATCATGGCCTCGACGACGTGGTCGCCAACCTCTCGATCCAGCAGGCCGCCGCGAGCGCGCAGCATGGCGGCGCCGCGTATCGTCCGCTCGACCACGCGACCCAGGGGCTCACCGAATTGATCCAACTGGGGCGGGAAGTCCGCGCGGCCAACCTCGTGTTCAACCCGGCCTCGTACCGCGCCACCCTGCGGTCCACCCTGGCCGGCGCCACCCAATGGAGCCACGCCGACAGCGACCCGGCCGCCGCGATCCTGGAGGCGCTGGACAAGACGCTGGTGTTCCGCCCCAACATCCTGGTTCTCGGCAAACCGGTCTGGACCGCCTTGCGGCAGAACGCCAACATGGTCAAGAAGGTGCTGGGCTCCGCCAGCACCAGCGGCCTGCTGACCCGGCGCCAAGTCGCCGACGCGCTGGAGCTGGAGGATGTCCTGGTCGGCGAGAGCTACCTGAACGTCGCCAAGCGTGGTCAGGCGGCCGATGTCCAGCGCGTCTGGGGCAAGCATGCCAGCCTGATCCACCGCAACAAGATGGCCAATACGGAACGGGGCGTGACCTTCGGCTTCACCGCGCGGTGCCTGATCAACGGCCAGGAACGTATGGCCGGCACCATGCCGGAGCCCAAGCTGGGCCTGCGTGGATCGACCCGTGTCCGCGTCGGCGAGAGCGTGCGCGAACTCGTGATCTGCCCGGATGTCGGCTATCACTTCCATGACGCGGTGGCGTGATGGCGGCCTACGCCACCATCCAGGACCTGACGGACCGGTTCGGCGCGGCCGAGCTGGTCTATCACACCGACAAGGCGTCGCCGCCCACCGGTGCACCGGATGCAGACGCACTGGGCAGGGCGCTGGGCGACGCGGCGGCGGTGATCGACAGCTACCTGTCCAGCCGGTACCGCCTGCCACTCGCCCAGGTCGACCCGGTGCTGACCAAGATCGCCTGCGACTTGGCGCGTGCCAACTACCAGGGCGACGCGATCGAGCGGGATGGCGTCGTCGTCGCCAACCAGAAGGCGGCGCTGGCGGCGCTCCGCGACTTGGCCGATGGCCGGTCGCGGCTCCAGGCGGAAGGGGTGCCCGCGGCGGTTTCCGGCGGCGTCGCCTTCGCGTCGGCCGGTCGGGCGTTCCCCTCCGGTTCGCTGGCGGACTACTGACATGGTCGGCGTCAGCGTCAGGATCGACATCGAGGACCGGCTGGCGCTGGCGGCGCTCCAGGCCGCCGCCGCCGGTCTGGGCGACCTGGGACCCGTCATGCGCGACATCGGCGAGGCGCTGATGGCGTCGAGCCAGGACCGCTTCGACGCCCAGGTTTCGCCGTCCGGCGCCGCCTGGGCGCCGCTGCGGCCGTCCACGCTCCGCGCCCGGCGCGCGAAGAAGATTTCCGGCACCAAGATCCTGATCGCGCGCGGCGACCTCAAGGGGCTGATCCGGTACCAGCTCGACGGCCAGTCCGGAGTGCTGGTCGGCACCGACCGCCAGTATGGCGCGGTCCAGCAGTTCGGCGCCGACATCCAGCAATACGCGCGGAGCCAGAGGGCGCGGTTCAAGGCGACGAAGGTCACGGCCAAGGACGGGACCGAGCGAACCGTCAACCGCTTCGCGAAGCGGGGCAAGGGCAAGGTGCGGTGGGTCACGATTGGCGAGCACGTCGTCAAGATCCCGGCGCGCCCCTTCCTGGGCGTCTCCGCGGCGGACCAAGTGGAGATCCTGGCGATCATCGCCGACCATTTGGCGGACGGCGGCGGGGAGGCGGCGAGCCATGCTGGCTGAGACGATCGCCCGCTTGAAGGGTAAGGCGTCAGGGTTGCGCTTGGTCGAGGGCCTGATGGAGCTGGCGGCGCTCAAGGGACCGCCGCCACGCCACCAGCAGCCGGCGGCCTATGTCATCCCGCTGGCCGAGGCGGCGGCGCCCAACGAACTGTGCGGCCGGCATCGTCAGGCGGTGACGGTGGAGATCGCCGTGGTGCTCGTGGTCTCTGCCGACCGGGCGGATGCCTCGACCGAGGAGCGCGCCGAGGCACTGGCGATCGTCCGGCGCCAAGTGTTCGCGGCGCTGCTGGGCTGGCAGCCGACGCCGGACCATGCGCCCTTCGATTTCACGGACGGGTCGCTTCTCGGGATCGGTGACGGCGCGGTGCGCTGGCAGGACGGGTTCTCGACGGATTTCCAGCTGGAGGGTGAAGCATGAGCATGGGTGTGACGACGCCACCGACGCGGGATCATCCGCGCGGCAATCGCGCGCGGACGGCCGATGGCCGCAGACTGGATGGACTTCCGGACGCGGCGGAAGCCGTTCCGGCTGCCAATCCGGTGGTTGAAACGGTACCGCTACCTTCGGCGCTGGCGGACACCCCAGCGGATGGCGGTGTCGACGACGCCGAACAATTGGAGCAGTAGGACATGGGCAGTTTTTACCGGATCAAGGCGCTGCTCGCCAAGGCGGAGGTGACCTATGGCGTCGACGCCGGGCCTACCGGTGCCGCGAACGCCATGCTGGTGACCGCAGGCAAGGTCACGCCGATCGAGGCGCAGGAGGTCTCGCGCGAGCTGGACACGCCGTATCTCGGCGCTCAGCCCGTTGTGTTCACCAACAAGCATGTCTCCATCGCCGGCGATATCGAGGCGGTTGGCAGTGGCACGGCCGGTACCGCGCCGGCTTGGTCGCCCCTCATCCGGGCGTGCGGCATGGCCGAAACCGTGACTGCCGCCACGAAGGTCGAGTACAAGCCGACCGCCGCGTCGTCGTCGGCCACGGCCTACTACCACATCAATGGCACCGTTCATAAGGCCCTGGGCTGGCGATCCAATCTCCAGCTCAAGATGAGCGCCGGACAGATCCCCAAGTTCAGTCTGTCGGGCAAGGGGCTGTTCGCCGCCCCAGTCGCCGGGGCGATGCCGGCGCTGACCTTGAGCGCGTTCCAGAAACCAGTGCCGGTCAGCGACGCCGCCACGCCCACCGTCCAGCTGGACGGCTACGACTGCGTGATGTCGGAGTTCGAGCTGGATCTGGGCAACGACGTCCAGGGCCGGTTCCTGGTGGGTCAGGAGCAGATCGTCATCACCGACCGCAAGGTCACCGGCAAGATCAATATCGAGGCGCCGGATCTGGCGACCAAGGACTTCTTCGCGCTGGCCGGCGGTGCTGGCGTGCCCTTCCTGCTGACCCACGGGACCGTCGCCGGCAAGATCATCGAGATCGCCGGCGCGTCCGTCCAGATCGGACGGCCGGAGTATGTCGAGGTCCAGAAGATCACGCATCTCCAGATCCCGCTCACCTTCCTGCCGGTCGACGGCGACGACGAGCTGGTGATCACCGTCAAGTGACGGCGACCCCATCCGATCCCGCCATTCCATTCCTGTTGAACAACCGTTTAAAGAGGCCCTGAAGATGTTCGATCTGAAGAAGGAAGCGACCTATGAATTCCCGGTCGACGTAAAGCAGCCGAACCCGCGCCTGCCAGGCCAGTTCGTCACCAGCCGTTTCCACGCCACCTTCCGCGCGCTGCCGACCAGCCAGTCGCGCGACATGGTCGCCGGCGCCGACGCCGCCCGCGCGGCCGGCCGGATGGGCGAGGCCATGGATCTGGACAAGGATCTGTTGCGCGAGGCCACGTGCGGCTGGCGCGACATCGTCGTCGACGGGGAAGCGTTTCCCTTCAGCGAGGAGAACCTCGAAGAGGCGATGCTCAATCCGCACTGCCTCAACGGCCTCATCGATGCCTACCGCAAGAGCATCGCCGGCGAAGCCGCCCAGGCGCGCCGCGCAAAAAATTAGCCGGCGCCGCCCGCGTCGCCATCCGCGGGAGCGATGGCGGCCGGGCGCGGCTGGACGATCAGGCGCGATCCGAGCTGGAGGGGCTTGGCGTCGATCTGGGCGAGGTCGGCGCCGATGAAGATCCGGAACAGGCGGGCTATCCGGTGTGGCCGGAGAATTGGCCTACCGTCGCGGCCTTCCTGACCGTGCGGACGCAATGGCGGGTGCAGGCGATCGGCGGACTGGAAGCCCAGCGGCTCATCTATCTCGGCTTCGACTACGCGGGCGTCGAGGTCGCTCTCCGCCTCGCCGCCATCAAGACCAACCCTGAACTGTTCGCTGGACTGCGGATCATGGAGCAGGCGGCATTGGAGGAACTGAACCGTCCATGACTTTCGCGCTCGCGATACGCCTCTCCGCGGAGGGGGCGCCTCAGGCCTCGGCGGCGGTCAAGCAGGTCACTGCCGAGGCGCAGGCGTTGCGCGAACAGAGCAACGCGGCGGCCCGCGCTGCGGCTGGCGCCGGGACCGGGATGAACGCACTCGGCGCCGCCGCCGCCGGTGCGTCACACTCCATCACCGAGACCGCCGGCGGCACCGGCCGTTTCGTGTCGGCGGCCGAACGGGCGGCTGGTGCGGCGGGAAGCGCCGCCGGAGGGCTGGCGCGAACCCATTCGGCCGCCAACGACACCGTATCCTCGATCGCGCGGGCCGCCGCTGGGGCCGACCGGTTCGGGCAGGCGGCGACCGGCATGGCGCGCGATGCCCAAACGGCCGCCGCGCGAACCGCCGGGTTGGGCGCCAGCCTGTCCGGCATCGTCGGGGCCGCCAAGGCGGCGGCGGCGGCGCTGGCCGTCCACCAAGTGATCGAGTACGCCGACGCCTGGAGTGCCGCCCAAAGCCGGATCAGCCTCTACACCGCCAGCGCCGGGGAGACCGAACGGGTCCAGCAGTCGCTGTTCGAGGTGGCCGAGCGGTCGCGCGCGGGCATGGGCGCCACGGTCGGCCTCTATGCAGGTCTGGCGGACAGCGCCTTGCGGTATGGCCGGTCGCAGGATGAGGTGATCCGGCTGACCGAGACCATCAACAAGACATTCCAGATCAGCGGCACCGAGGCGGGCGCGGCCGCTGGCGCCATCACCCAGTTCGCCCAGGCCATGGGCAGCGGCGCGTTGCGCGGCGACGAATTCAACAGCGTCAACGAGGCGTCGCCGCGCCTGATGGCGGCGCTGGCGGCCGGCCTCGGCGTCGCGCGCGAGGCGTTGCGCAAAATGGCCGAGGACGGCCAGCTGACGGCGCGGAAGGTCATCGCGGCGCTGCTGTCGCAATCGGCGGCGATCGACAAGGAATACGGCAAGATCGCCGCGACGGTCGGGTCCAGTTGGACGGTGCTGTCCAACGCGGTCGAGCGTCAGATCGGCAAGCTGGACAAGTTCACCGGCGCCAGCACCACGC